CAAAATGGAATATTGCAAAAACACCGGTATTCAATTATATCTATGCACAGCTAACTGCTTGTAAAGAAAACAGCATAAGTCTTTTACTATGTGATATTGCTGATATCGGTAAAACATTTACGGCAAAAGTATTTGCACGAGAGCATAAAAACACAGCATACGTAGATTGTAGTCAAGTAAAATCGAAACAACGCATGGTGCGAAAAATAGCAACTGAATTTGGGCTTGATGCTCATGGTAAATATGCCGACATGTACGAAGATATGGTGTATTATCTTAAAACTCTTGACAATCCATTGATAATATTAGACGAAGCCGGAGATTTAGAATACTCCGCATTTTTAGAGCTGAAAGCACTTTGGAACGCAACAGAACGCAGTGTGGGTTGGTATATGATGGGAGCCGATGGATTGAAAGCCAAAATAAACAGAAATCTTGACCACAAAAAAGTTGGATATACAGAATTGTTTTCTCGCTTTGGTGGAAAATATCAAAAAATCACACCGGACGGAAAAGAAGCTAAAGAGTCATTTTTCAAAACACAGGTAGATGCAATAGGTAATGCCAATAATTATAAAGACATTCAAAAATTATATGCTAGAACCAATGGTTCACTAAGAAGAATATATATAGAGATCCAGAAACTTAAAACACAGACAAATGAGCAATAAGAATGCATATTCAACACACAGACTCCTGCAGATGAAATTCAAAGAATTGGATTTCAAAGGCGAATGGTTGAAAGCCATTGGGAAGCCTGAAATAAGAGGCAGTTGGATAATTTGGGGAGCTTCCACGAATGGAAAAACACGCTTTGCAATGCAGTTAGCCAAGTATCTTGCACGCTTTGGTAAGGTGGTTTACAATAGTCTTGAAGAAGGAGCCAGTAAAACTATTCAAATGGCAGTTAAGAATGTAAATATGCTTGAAATCGGTGTTAACTTTAATTTGTTGGACATGGAATCAATTGCTGATTTGAAAGCTAGATTAAAACGAGACCGAAAGATTAAATTCATAATTATTGATTCACTTCAATATAGCGGATTGAATTATCAGGAATATAAGGATCTTAAAGCTGAATTTCCGAATAAATTATTTGTATTTGTATCGCATGCCGAAGGGAAAGAGCCAACAGGAGCGACTGCCAAAGCAATGAGATTTGATGCGTTTGTAAAGATTTGGGTTGAAGGCTTCAAAGCTTTCGCACAATCAAGATATGGCGGTGGCGAGCCTTATACTATCTGGCAAGAAGGAGCCAAAAAATATTGGGTAGAATAGTTTAAAATTAAAAATATGAGTTACGAATTATACATACCGAGCGAAATAGAAGTTACCAAACGTAATCCTGTTACAGGCAGGTTTATGAGAGGGCATAAGCCATTTAACAAGGGACGTAAATTGTCAGATTATATGAGTAAAGAAAAAATTGAACATATAAAAAGTTATTTAAAACGCACCGGAAACCCAAATATTGGCGGTTGGAACAAAAAAGAAGTTTTTGCTTTTAAAAACAATAAACTTGTAGGCATTTACAAGAGTTCTGTTCACGCGGGCAATATGTTAAATGTTTGTGACAGGAATATACGCTCGGTTTGTGCAAAAAAACGCAAATCAGCCGGAGGCTATCAATTTTATTGGGCTGATGACAGTGAATTATTAAATATTATGAAAATCAACTAAAACTAAATCTATGAACTATATACAAGAAAAACGAGACCAAATTTTTAAAATAATTATGAATATTGGAGAAGGAGATAATAGACTTGTACCTTCAAAAATGATGACAGTTTTTTTAAGAATAGATGCTCTACTTGAAGAAATTTACGAGCAAGGTAAAAAGGACCTTGCAAAAGAATTATTAGCCAATGAAGAGCAGTTAAGCAAATTATTAAATCAAAAAATCAAAAATCATGAGAAAAAGAACAACAGATCAAAATAGGAGATTGTATTTTTTATTCAACAAATTAGGTTTTGATGATGATATGAAAAAGGCAGCAGTTGAAGGCACTTCTAATGGAAGAACAGACAGCTCAAGAGAGTTAAGTGCAAACGAAGCTCAGCAACTTATAGATTCATTGAGTAGAGAATGGGATAAACTCAGACCTAAAGATACAGAAGCAAAAAAAAGAGCTAAAATACGACAAAATTTAAGGCGAAACATTTTCAAGATAATGTATGACCTTGGTTATATTAATAATCAAATGACTAATGCAGAGAAAGTGCTTGCCATTGATGATTTTACATCTAATAAAACACTTATAGAAAAAACGCTAAACGCTCTAAATATTGATGAATTGCAAAAAGTTATCAGGCAATTGCAAGCTATAAGACGAAATTATACACAAACCGAAGAAAACAAAGCAAAATGGAATTAAGAGAAGAAGAACTAGCGAGAATGAATAAGCCTAAAAAGGTAGAAGAAATCATATACAGCTACGAAAAAAAGACATTAACTATAATATATACAGATGGCTCTATGTCGGGTTTTTTCGGAGATATAGCCATTTTGAAAGCAAAACAATTAACAGAATAGGAGGAAATAATATGAATTTAATGGAACAAGTAAAAGAGATATGGTCTGGGTTTGCTCGAAATGTGCCTAGATATGTTAGACATGATACGGACTTGTATTTGTTAGCATATTTAATTCGTTTTTTTGAGAAAAAAGACTACTCAATTTCTTCTACAGCAATTTCAAAAGGACAATGGAAGGCTGATATATTACTGCCAGATGGAAAATTAAAAACTTTTGACAAGCTGTATAAAACGAGCTTTAAAGCACGTGCAGACATGCTTTTAGAAGTTGTTAAAATATATACAAAAACCAAAAACATAAAAAAATGAAACAAAAAGGAAAAACATGGATAGACGGCAACGGAAAAGAAGTACCTGCAAAGGTTATTTCTCGGGTGCTTAAATCGGAAGAAAAACACAGTCAAAAAATTCTTTTATCTGCTCAAAAAGCAGAGAAATATTTAAAAGATGTAGTTGAGAAGGTTTTTGAAGCCTATAATGAGATTTACGAAGAAAAGGTAAAACTCGCAAAAATAAAAGGCAATAAAACAAATTTTAATGGAATGACAATCAATTCTTTTGATGGTTCTGTTGAGATTAAAATCACGAAGCCAGACAGTCTTTATTTCGATTCAACTTTCACGGACTTAGTGAAAGATAAATTTAATGAATATTTTGATGCTATTAGTAAAAATGACGATGAGACAGTTGCATTTCTGCGTGCTTTGGTTAATGATTTATTATTTTCAAAAGGAGGAAAGCTTGACCAGGGACAAGTTAATAAATTAAGAAAACAACGTAATGCTCTCATTGAGAATAATAAAGCAGGTGGGAATAATAGACTTTTTATTGAAGCGGTTGAGCTTTTTGATAAATCTATAAAATCAAAAAAAGGTAATACCGGTATTTATGTTTCTGTCCGTAATCCTAAAACCCAACGAATGGAACGTATTGCTCTTAAATATTCAGATATTTAAAATATGAATAATATTCAATACAAATATCGAATCAGAGCATCATATTGCACCGTTGTACTGACTTATTTCGTTGAACAATTACGCACTGTAGAGATAGAACGAGCAGAAGATCATTGGGAGTTATTGGCAGTTTTGGGAATGATAAAAGAAAACCGAACAGACACAATAGCAAAACTTAAAGATTTGGCTAAAGTCAGAGAGTTGAAAGTTAATAGCCAACAGCAGAAGATTGCTCTTTGGTGCGAATTATACAAGCAACGTTACGGATATTCTTACAAAGTAACAACAGCCGAAGCATCGGCAATGAAAAATGCAGATGCTACGGTTGAGTTAATCAATCTGTTTTTCGATTTAAACGAATGGTGGAGTAAAGAAAAAACTATTTCAAGATATGCAAAAAACATCAATGAAATCAAACGAATCTATACCGGCAAAGCAAAACAAACTTCCGGCAAAAATAGTAGAAGCACACAAAATGGTCGTGCAGACTTGGCTGCAGAATTTCAACGGCGATATAATAAGCAATAGTGATATAACAGTTGACAAAGGGTTAAAAGAGACTCGTATTTGTCAACTAAAAAAAACAATATCACATAAAGAATTGGTAGGTATTATTGTCCTACAAATAACTGATTTGCTAGATTTTTTAGGATTGCAAAGCAAGATGTCGGCAAAGCAAATTTTTGATACTGCAGAATTTATTATAGATGACTATGATAACTTTTCTTACACAGGCTTGCAACACTGTTTTAATAAGATTAAAAAGAGTGAAACTCCATTTGATGAGCCATTGTATAATTCTATCACAGGGAAAAAGATTATCGGCTGGCTTCGGAAATACGATGCTTTTGTTGATGATTATATTTTTTCGGAAGCAAATTCAAAGATCTATCACGATCAGATGCGAGCTTACGACCGTAAAAAAATGACCGGAGAAGGACTTATTGGAATGTCAGGAGCTTTTTCGGAACTGAAAAAAACTGTGAAAAACCAAAAACTGAGTGATGCTACAAAAAAATACAGGAATCATAAAAAATAAAAGCTAATGCGTAAACCTGAACTTATTAAAAAGCGAAATATCGACCTTGAAAAATATTATAAGATGTTGATAAGGTACTATCCTCACTGGAAACATTCATATATTATTCAAAAAGTTGGGAAGAAATTTTACTTGACGGAAAGAGCCGTAGAGACAATTCTTTTTAATAACAAAAAACAAAGCAATGAAACTAAAACAAATGATTAAAAATTGGCGATTACACCGTCAAAAATTGATGCGAATAAAAAAAGCCGAACGCCTTGCAAAATGGTCGGGACGTAAGTACTATGTTTTCCTTATTTCCGGTAAATTTTATATTATGGACAGACGCGGAATAAAAGTTTTCATAAAATCAAATAAAATTTACCACAAAACAGATATTGTTAGTCTTGAAAGGCTCGCTGTATATACAACCGCTTCTCAGTACTCAAGTAAATTAAGAGTTAAAAATTATAAATTAAAACAATAAACTCAAAACTAAAAAAAAATAAAGAATAATGGAAGTAATATTGAAATTTAATATTACAGATACAGACGAACGAGAAGCATTTGAGAATATAATGCGAGCAGACAAATTGCAATCAGCATTGTTTGAAATATCATACAATCTAAAAAAAAGAGTGAAGTCCCAAGCTGATAAAACGATGACAGCAGAAGAAGCTATTGATTTTGCATTTGAAGCTATCCTCAGTATTATCGAAAATAGTGGTATTGATATAGATGAATTGTGAATATGTGCCGGCAATAAGGCTATTATTATTGCAAGCTAAGGAATGGGATGCTAAAATTCGATTTATTGAAAAAGATAAACCGGCACTGTGGCAAACTATTACTGATAACTTAATTGATCAGGTTATATACGAATTAAAAATAACAAAAATCCAAATAGAAATAAGATTATGACAATTAAAAAATTAGCACAGAGCTTTGATATACTTGTACGTGATGGCGGTGTTGGTGCTGCATTATTCTTTGTAGTGGCTGAACTTATTTTTTTAAA